GGTTGGGACTTTGACGGTTACTTCTTTGTAGATAGGTTGGAAATAACTTGGGACATACACGGTTTTATTCATGATTTATCCTTAATCATCGTATTCAAAATTTTAGCGGCTAAAATTACTCGCATCGGTTCAGGTTTCTGAGATACCCGATCTTTACTATGCTTCCCATAAATTTTCACTTGTGAAACAATGAGATAATCAAACTAATGATGGCAATTATCAAGCTTGCAATTGCAATGTAGTTACTTTTTTGCTTTCTACCAGTTTCTGCTGATGCTTTAACAACTCAATTTTTAATTCATGCTCTCTCTGTGCATCAGGATCTCCAAATCCTCCGCCTTGTTCATGATAGTTAGTCAATTTTTCAAGCTGTTCTGCGATCTCTTTTTTGTTCATGTTGAATGCTCAAAAATCACTCAAATCTGGAACGTGCAGTGTAGGTAATACTGCACGTTTGTACCATTCGTGGTACTCAATCCTTTTGTTTGGCAGACATAAGATCATCTGCCGCATCTTTAGAGTAGTTATCAATCAGATAACCTAAAATCTCTGTCCATGTGATTGTTTTTCCTAGTTTTACACTGGCATTTATAGCCAGTCGTTCTAGTTTCATCTTCCGCTCTTCCGTCACGTTATAAGTCGTGCGTTTTGCCATATCTCACGCTCGTTCAATGCAGTATTTGAAGCGAGTATACACGCTCATGAACTCATATCATCGAAACCTCTTGAACTCATTAACTCTTACATGTAAGGTTAGAACATTAATGAACTACTGAACTCATGTGTTAAGTAAGTCGTCATTTTTGAAATTTTGAGGATTTATATTCGTGATCGATTGGTTTACCGGGATCTTCCCTTGCACGCACAAACCGCTTCCAGCGGGGAGTGTCGTCAGCGTTGATGCTGATGGTGCAATTGAGTGGGAAACCGTTAAGCGATTGACAGTTCGCGGCTCGCATGAAGCAACGATGAAAGTTCGATCGGTAGGATCTAACGGCGAAGGTAAGGCGACGCATTTGTACATTGATGGTAATCCGTCCAAGTTTTTGCAGGGTCATTCCGTTGTTGGCTCGGATGATATGCAAGGGCTTATGTTGACGGCATATGCCAGAATTTTATCTTTGTTGAATATTCCTCATGATATAGCGTCTTATAAAGCCGTTATGTCAGGTCAGTATAAAATCTCTCGTGTTGACATTAATTACATGTACTCATTATCAACGCTGGAAAATGTCAGATCATGGCTTTATGCCGCCGAATTTAAAGCCAAAACACGACATGGTCGCGCATGTGGGAAAGGCGGTACAGTTTATTTAGGTAAAAACTCCCGCCGCTGGAGTCTGAAATTTTATTCAAAATATGATGAACACGCTTCAGGGAAAAAAGGGCATCAAATAGCCGAAGAGTTTGTACGAGCCGGTTTACTTGACTGGACGAAAGATAAATTACGTATTGAATTAACTTTAAGAACAACCGAACTTATTGATTTAAATTTAACGCTTGGCGCTAACTGGAATATGGAAACCCCACGTCAATTATTCTCTGACTACGTAGGGAGAATAGAAATGAATCAAAATACTATTTTAAGCGATGAAAAAATAACGAAGCTGCCAAGAAAAATACAGTCAACATATTTACTTTGGAAGCAGGGGGCTAACATGAAAGAAATGTTACCTCATAACACATTTTACCGTCATAGAAGAGAGTTACTTTTGTTCGGTATCGATATTAATTTTTATTGCGATTCACCAGACTCTAATAATGTTGTTCCGTTAGTAAGAACGTTGGAAGCCAAACCAGCGGAAATCCCTGTATGGATTTATGATAAAGGCTTTGTTTTTGATTATAACCGCGTGTCGCGTGCCAGTAACTGGCGATAGAGGAAAATACAATGGCTAATTATGGTTTATTTGTGAAAGGTAAAATGTTAGGCGCTCGTCAACGTCCGAAAGTGAACGGGCAGGGGTATTATAATGAAATTGGTGTTGGCCTCGAAATTCCTGACGGTTTCGGCGGCACTAAATCAGATCAGGTTATTATTCGTGTTTCTCAATCATTGGTTAATGCCGGATTGATGAATCAAGCCAATAGTTTTGTCGGTAAATTGGTACAAATCCCGGTATATGTTCGCGCATGGTCAATGGAAGGTCGGGATGGTGTGACATATAACTTATCGAACGATGCGGCCATTACTGAAATAAAAGGGTGAGGATGATTTAATTATCATTTGCTGATTATGCCTGATAGTACATCACTCAATGCTAATAATTTATCTATTGAAAACGGTTATCTGATAGATGGATCCATCTGCAATTATTACAATAAATATAGCTGTCAGGCCGTAAATGTTCGTATGGAGTATGTTTCGCCTGAAATTGATTCCAGTATGTTAGCCCAATACTGGTCTGTTGGATTTACCACTGTGCTGTTTCTCTGGTTATTTTCTGTAGGGGTAGGGCAGATAATTAAGCTTGTTCGTAATGCATAAACACAAACTGAAGAGGGTATTCTTATGTTGAATAAATTAAGCAATAAATCAAAAGTTGTATTGGCCTCTGTTTTAATGGCCGCTTCCTCGCTGAGTTTTGCGGAAGGAACCACTACCGGTACGGGGGTTGATTTAACGCCGCTGACTAACAGTATTGATTTTAGCACGGTATTGGTCGCTATTATGGCCGTTGCAGCGTCACTGGTCACGCTATATGCCGGTGTCGCAGGCGTTCGCTGGGTATTGCGTACTGTTAAATCGGCTTAATTCTCTCTCAGGGCGGCGAAAGTCGCCCTTTTTACAGGTGAATATATGGAGCTGGAACTATGGAAGCTGCTGTCCCTTTTCTGGGGAATTATTTCCGCTTATGTGGTTATTCTTGGTCTAAGAGGATAACCGTTTACTTTTTTATTTTTTCCTTTCTCTGGTCTGTTTATCCTCGCTATTCTTATTCATTCGTTCCCGTTATTGCCGGTGTCATGGCCAGACAGGTTATTCCTAAAGTCATTGGCCGTGTTTTGGTTCGCCGTTTTGCGGCTAATGAAGCGATTTACAGTACGGCGCAACTGGCTTCAACTCGTGTTTTTCTTGGACGAGTCGCGGCGAACTCTGCGGAGTATTTGCCAGCGGCTTCATCCTATAAAATAGGCGGTGTTTCAACCTGGGCGGGGATTGCTGCGGCTGTTGGTTCGCTGGTTCCGTCCAGTCTGAATGCGCCGGATGGCTCTGTTATGGTGATGACTAACGGCGTTAAACTGTCGGAGAACCTCTATGAGGTGACGTACAGTAACGATGAGGGTAAGAGCAAAAAAATAACAGTTAACTTTGAACCGTCTGAACTCAGTCCGGTTATTGTTCATGTCAGCCGGAATAATATTGATGCAGGAGAACCGATAACCGGCGTAGAAAAAGGTTATTCTGTTCCCGATGAAGCCTTATATTACTATCAGGATTACAGCGCATTAACCTATTATTATGGTGATGAACCCGCTGAAATTGTCAGAGCCTATATTAATGATTACAATGCGGTAACCTATAAAGAAATAATAACTACGCTTGATAAAACTGTTAGGAATAAAATTGTTGATGGGCAAGGAAATGTAAGTTATGAAAATCAACCGTATAAAATAACATATCCCTCTGTTTTTTATACAATAGAAGAGATAGAGCATTTATATACCAATCCAAGTACATCGGTATTTCCCGAAGGTTTGCCAGCTTATGAATCTGTTGCCGGTTTACCTATGACGAATTATGTCGGCTTCTTATCTCCGGTAAGTAAATACAGCTATAACGGCGATCCCTGTAAAACAACGAATAATGCTAATGGCAGTTCCGCTACTGTGTGTGCTGCACCGGAAGAGGGGGAATATACAATTACGCAGACAGAGGATAAACAAGAAATCATGGTGACAACGAATATGAAATATAAAGCGTCATCACTTTCGCTTGAAGCGGGAAATATTGAGTCGATGATTGACTATCTTGCCGAGCCGTTACAAGACCTTGCAGTTTCTCCTGCATTGCTGTCTGAAATAATCAATGAGTTATGGATGGATGCGGCCAGCCAGAGTAATTATGATGGTATGCCATTAACGGAATCAGTCAGTCCTGCTGAAGTCACGGCGGCATTATCTGAACTTGGTCTTTCACCAACTTATCTGGATTTACTTTCACCGATTTCTGAGAGTCCCGGCGCTGACGTTAATATTGATATTTCAGTGAATAACAACCCCGGAAGTGATACAGGCGGAAGTGATGAAACCGATTTAGGTGAAGATCCACAAATAGCCTCACCGGAACTGGAAGAAACGCCGACCGCTGACGAAATATTGAAGCCTGTTTTTGACCTGTTGCCTTTTACGCAGGATTTCGATATTGGTTCGCGTTCAGCGACGTGTCCTGTCGTTTCTTTTTCCGTATTCGAGCATGATTATAAAATTGATTCACATTGCCCATTAATTGAGGATAACCGCGCCGCTATTCAGACCATCTTTTTAATCATATGGGGATTTATTGCATTGCGGGTAACACTAAGCGCCTGATAATAATTTTTAAGTGGGGTAATTATGTTTGGTATTCTGTTAAGCGCGGTCAATACGCTGCTGGGGTTTGTTTTTCGCTCCATTATTATTAAGTTCGTTGTGTTCTTTGCGCTTTATTTTATTGTTCATGGCTTTGTTGAAGTCCTTGTTTCTCGCCTGCCAGATACCAGTAATTTACCGGAACTGTTCGGGAATTTGTCAGATGGCTTCTGGTACTTTATTAATTTATGCGAGCTTCCGCGCGGTATCAGTTTAATTATCTCCGCATGGGGATTGCGTTTTATTATTCGCCGAATCCCGGTAATAGGGTGATAACATGGCAATTTCCGCATATATCGGCATACCCGGTTCAGGTAAAAGCTATGAGGCCGTCAGCAACGTGATCCTTCCAGGCTTTCAGAGCGGAAGACGTGTTGTCACCAATATTTACGGTGTTGACGTCGATAAAATCAGGGCGTTATACCCTGATGCAGCCGGTGAACTGGTAGCGGTTGATAACGATGCCGTATTGCAGGCTGACTTTTTCCCTTATAAAGGCTGTGAAAAAAGCTTTTGTCAGCCCGGCGATCTTATTGTTATTGATGAGGCTTGGCGTATTTTTGGCAGTGACAAGGATATAACCCCGCAGCAGAAATCCTTTATTGCCGAGCATCGACATTTTACGCATCCCGAAACCGGTGTTAGCTGTGATTTGGTGATTGTGAATCAGTCGCTGTCTAATATTGCGCGTTTTCTCAAGGATAAAATTGAAACCACTTACCGCATGAGAAAACTGAAAGCGCTGGGGTTAAATAAACATTATTGTGTTGATGTTTATTCCGGACACAAGATTTATAAATCCAACCAGATAACCACATCCAGAAACAAATATGACCCGAAAATATTTGCGCTTTATCAAAGCTATGACGGTGTTAACGGAACAGAAAAGCAGACCGATAAACGCCAGAATATTTTTAATTCCGGTAAGGTCCGGTTTTTTCTTGTGCTATTTCCGATCATGTTTCTGGTGTCCGGGTATCTCATCTGGTCGTTTTTTGCCAATTTCGGCCATGCCGACACGCCGAAACTGCCGCAAACCAGCGCAGAGAGCAGGGCGCAACTGACTGATTCAGCGGCTAAAAAAGTCTTAACCCTCCCTGCGGGCAATCTGTCGCCAGTTGAAAGCGCGCCGCTGTCTGCCGAATGGCGTATTTCAGGAAAGATGGTTGCTGACGGTAAATCTTTCATCCTGCTGACCAATAACGCCGGCGTTCTCCGGGCGGTGCCGGCATCCAGTTTTAATTACAAAGGGTTGCTTATCACCGGCGTCATTGATGGCGAACGGGTTACGCTCTATACGGGAAAAAAGTAATATGATGAATAAGATACTGACACTGGCAGGACTGTTTTTCCTGTCGTTACCGGGGCTTTGCGCGACGGAACTGGAACTGAATAAAGTCCGCTTGCCCGAAGCGATTTCACTGGTTTATTCCGATGTGCTGAAAGTGCCGTTTATGCTCGATCCGCAACTGGTGAATGATGAACGGATGGTGACGTTTAAAATCACGCCGGACGTTGATGAAAGGGCGTTTATCACCCGTTATTTTCAGAATATGAACATTCGGATCTACACGCAAAAAGGCATTGATTATTTATCGCCGTTTACGCCTCAGGAGCCGGTCAAGCCGCGTCAGACATGGGTTTATACCCCAAAATATCGTTCGGTGTCCTACCTGTCGGATATCCTGAGCGGCTACGTCTCGGGATCGTTTAATAACAGCGGAACGATCAATTCCAATAGTTCACCCACATCGGCAACCGGCGCAGCCAGTTACATCAACCGTTCCGGCGATATTCTGGTGTATTACGGCACCCGTGAGGATATCGAGGTATTGAAAACGTTGGTCGCATCACTTGATACCATCAGCGATGAAGTCATTGTTTCCGGGTATGTTTTTGAGGTTCAGACCGCGCAGTCTGACGGCTCAGGCATCCTTTTAGCGGCTAAAATCCTGTCGGAGAAATTCAATATCTCGATCGGCAGCGCCAACAACCTGGACAACGTTATCAGCATAAAAACCGGTTCGGTTGACGCCGTTTTCAGCCTGTTGAAAACCGACAGCCGTTTTACGGTCGTCAGTGCGCCGCGGCTGCGTGTTAAGAATAATGCGTCAGCGTCGTTTTCCGTTGGCGCCGATGTGCCGGTGCTCGGCAATGTCACCGTGAACAATGATACGGCTGTCCAGTCCGTTGAATACCGCTCCAGCGGGGTGCTGTTTAACGTGACGCCGTCCATTAAAAGCCAGACAATGGACTTGAAAATTCAGCAGCAGCTTTCTAACTTTGTCACCACGGAAACCGGCGTTAATAACTCGCCGACGCTTATCAAGCGGGATGTGACAACCGAGGTCAGTTTAGCCGATGGCGACGTGATTTTGCTGGGCGGGCTGGCCGAGCAGAAAGACAGTACAGCCAAATCCGGCTGGAGTTTTTTCGGTTCAAAAACCAAAGAGAACAGCAAAAACGATATTATGGTCATGCTTCAGGTCAGCAAAGTTGACCGGAGCAAGACGCCGCCCCGGAGCGCTGCGAGGAGCGGGGGCTTGTTCCGGGGCAACCCTGACTGATTAATAAGGCGTTTTTATTATGGCGTTAAAAAATACAGGATATGAACAATACGACATCTTCTAGGTAATTCATTTACTTAGAGGATTATTTATGTCTGTAAAAAGCAGGGCGCGTGACCGTCTTTGCAATGGTCGCATGAAGTCTTATCGTCGCGTTGGCCGTCGCTTTGCCAGTTGCGCAAGATGGTTTGATAAATCGCCGTCCTGGTATCGCAATCTGATGATGACCCGACCAGAACGCCGTGAAGTGAAACGGCTGCTTACTGAAGTCCGTCATGGCCGTGATCCTGACGGGATCGCATTTCCGGTCAGCAACAAGCCGTTTGCGTATTGGTGGTGACAAGGCATTTTAGCCGCTAAAATTTCGTGCGCACGAAGTTTTACGCATAAACACCAGATAAAAACACGATAACTATTTGTTTTTAATGATAACGCCGGTCAGTGACAAAACTTGTTTTGTTGCTGTCCGGGGTTGGCCAAGCCGCAACTGTTCTGGCGTTTTTCTTTGGCGTTAATCGCGGCGCGGCAGTTTTCAAAGGGAGAGTTATATGAAACGTAAACTTCGTCGGCGTAATCAGCGTTGGCTATCTAAACAGTGTCGGAAGGCAATGCTTAACGATATGCCAATGGATTTCTTTGTTAGCTATCCGGCTCAGCGGGCCGACATGAATAATGCCAGCCGTCTTGAGCGTCGCGGAAAGTTGCTGCCTGACTGGAGCAATGCGGAGTTTTGTTCCGGCCATGTAATGCTGCCGTTCGTCAGTCAGCGCGGGAAGATTTATCACTATCAGATGATTACCCGTCAAAGCGATCTGCCAGAGACGTACCAGTCTCGCTGGCTGGATGCTCGCCTTAATGAAGAGGAAGAGCCGCTTGATTTCCAAATTATCCGGCACGATTTAACACGGGGTACTGAAGAAGTGATGTTTGATTCAGTACCGCAGAACAAACAAACTAATGAACTAACAAACAAACTAACACCATGACAGCACCGGGAACGCCAGTTCCCGCCCATCCTTATCTTGGTTCGCATAATGT